AATAATAGTTGTTGACACCTGTTGAAGAATGTTATATATTCAATATAGACATAGCAACCCCTAAATGTTAATTCAAAGAACTTTTACAACCCATGAGTACATCACAGACAATAAAGAAATTAATTGGGTTTTTGAATATAAAGATAATGATGAATTTGGATATTTTTTAATTATTGAAAATGGCCGTCTTGATACAGAATTAAGATTAGAGAAAGATGATTTATTGACAAAGATGCAAAAATTACAAACATTACTTCCTAAATGTTGGGAAGGCTGGAATGGAGATAATTTTAATCATAATTATAATTATATGATTCCAGAAGATTTAGCAGAAACTATGTATGATGAAGAAAATCATTTACCTTGCTTAAATTAATAGTTGTTGACACTTGTTGAAG